ATTGACTTGCGCGAGGCATCTGCTATCACAGGCTCTGGTGACGGGGTTGGTGGTCGCACTTTCTTTGACAACGCATTTGCTGCACTGCGTTTTGCAAACCCAATTCGTGAAATGTCGCGTGTTATCCCTGCCTCTGGCTCAAGCGTACAGTTTGTTGCTAAGACAGGTAATGCGGCAAATCAAACAAACCCGTTTGGATACACGTTCACGCCTAACAGCGGCTCGCCAAACATCAACACGACTATTTGGCAATTGCCTACCCGTGTTATTTCTGCTCAACTGCCTGTACGTTCAGCGGTTATGTCGGATGTGAATTACCTGAATGAAACGCTTGTTGAAGATTTGATGCTGGAATTCGCACAGATCGAAGGCGCTTCAATGGTGCTGAACAATGACCAAGCTGGCTCAACCACTAATGTCAACGGTGGCACAAATGGTCTGCGCGGCCTAAATATGTACACCAGTGCAACCACATCTGCTTACGGTACAAGTGGCACAGCGATTACCAACGGTATTCACTCAATTGCTACATACACACAAGCAGCAGCGGCTGTGTCGTATTCTGATATTACAGATATGGTTCGCTTGTTCCCTGCTCAATACTGGAATCTTCCCGGTACGGCTTGGATGATGCACCCACAGACAATTCACGAACTGCGTAACCTTGGCCCCGGTACAGCCGCAATTAGAGAATTCCCCGAAGTTGGCAGTGATGAAGGCGGCGCTATCAAAAATATTTTTGGCTTCCCTGTGATTGCCAATCCGAACATCCAAACAACTGGCGCTGGACGGTTTAACATTTACTTGGCTAACTGGCCTCGTTTTGTGTCTATTGCTGATGTGGAAGAAATGACCATTCAAGCAATGGAGCAAAGCAGCCCCGGCTTTATCACGCTATATGCGGAAAAACGTCTGGTAAGCACTGTGCGTGACCCGTTCGCTGGCATCCGACTTGTGGGTGTTTAAACCATGAGCGTTGACAACTATCAATACGCTGCGCCTTTTGGGGCGCAAACACGCAATCCGTTTAACTACGCAAAAGTTGAACAGATTGACCGTGATAGTGTCACGCCTTGGTTGACGCTTGATGAAATCACGCAGCAACTAAACCTTTTTCAAGACGAGAGTCAAGATACCTACCTGTCTTCTCTTGAATTGGCAACACGCCAAGCAATTGAAGACTACTTGGGTATGTCCATCTTCCCGGTAAGTTATCGGGTTTGGTACGGCTCAGAAAGCCTTGTGGCATCGCCCATTAGTCTTGACTTGCCTGAAGTCAGTCAAAACTTTTACGCCAATCAAGCTGGTGTAACGATTGATTCGGTTGGATACTGGAACGATGACTTTCCTCCAGTGTTTACGGCGCTTACAAGTTCAAGCTATTACTACGATGCCTCTGGCAACAAAGTGATTGTCAACAACTTGCCCACTGATGTTAATTCGGTGATGACTGCGCCAATCATTGTGCAGTACACAACTGTGTCCAATCCTTTGTCTGCGTACCCTGTTATCAAGCAAGCAGGTTTGCTGTTGCTGACACACCTGTATAACAACCGTGCAAATGCCACAGAGACAAAGCTAAAAGATATTCCTTTTGGTGTTACAACCTTGCTGCGCCCTTACAAGCCATTGGTGATGTAAATGTCAATCGCTCGTTTTGAGAACATCAACATCAACAACCTGACTTTTACCAAGTCGGCTTTTGGTGAGTCTGCGACAGTTCAGACATTGTGGTTTGCGACACGGGCAAGGGTATCTTCTGTGGCAAACAGCCTGAAGATTGCCGACAAGTATCGTCTGTACCAAGACTTGACCAACTTCACGTTGAACTACACGCCAAACATGAAAAAAATAGTAGATGACCAAAATCTCTATTCGATCACATGGCGTGGCAAAGATTGGCGTATTGACAATGTTCGGGAATCTGATGACCGTATGAACGTCATCATCCTGTGCTACCGTTCTGATCCAGTTACGGCGGTTTAATGGCAACTCAACTCAATCCTGTTGTTTACGGCAAAGCTATTCAGTACCAACTGTCTAGCATTGTCACGCCAGTGCCTGTGTATGCGGCTTTTAACCGCAACTTTGCCACACAGCCTAAGTTCATCACTTGGATGCTGCGGAACGTGCATCAGCCTGTATATACAGGTACACAGCAAAGCAACAAAGGTATTGACCGCCCTGTATTTCAGATTTCTATCTTCACTCAACAGATCGAAGATGGTTTTACAATCTCAAATCAGATTCTGCAAGCCTTGCACGGGTATAGCGGGATTTTGGGAAGTCCGAGCGAAGGCTTTTATATCTCGAAAGCTGACGTTATGTGGCTGTATAACAGTTACAACGATGAGGAAAAGATGGCGCAAATCTTTTTGGATTGCACTATTGACATCCCGGCGTAAGACAAGACAATTGTTCAACTTTTAAAGGATACTCAAAATGGCTTTACCAAACAAAGTTCTTCCCGGTTTTAGCGCGGCGCTGTACGCACAACCCGGAGCCACTCCAACTCCTTTGACTACATCACAGTTGTCCTTGGTTGCAAGCGTGGCCCCCATCGCTGTTAGCGGCAATCTGATTCCTGTCGAAGCAATCCCTGCTTTCGGTCAAGATGATGCTGTGGCTAGTTTCGGCGTGGCAGGTTCGCGTCAGTCGGACAAAATCCCTGTTCAGGCTGCACCAACTTCCATGACCATCACTGCCGCATGGAATCCCGCCGACACCAACTTGCTGTTGATGCGCGCAGATGCCTATTCTGGCGTGATTGACCGCACTTTCGTGGTTTCGGCTACCGATGGTACAAACATCGTTTATTACGCCTTTAACGGGCGTGTAGGCCAGTTCCAGATCGATTCCGCACCCGGTGCAGAAGCTAAGGCTACATTCACCGTTCATCCCCGTGGCAACCAATACGGTTGGTCCAACAACGCTTAAGGAGTTGACATGGCTCTGCCTAACAAAGTTCTTCCCGGTTTTAGCGCATCGCTGTTCATGCAATCAGCGGCTACGCCTACACCTTTGACAACAGCTAACCTGTCTGTTTGGACAGGTCAAGTTGCCACTATCGTTGGCACTTCTGCTGGCGGTACGGGCGCTGCTGGCGTTGCCGTTCCTGTCGAGGCGATTCCCGCCTTTGGTCAGGACGATGCTGTTGCCAACTTCAGCGTTGCTGGCTCTCGTCAAAGCGACAAGATTCCTGTACAAGCGGCTCCTACAAGCATGACCATTACGGCTGCTTGGAACCCTGCTGACGCAGCCCTGTTGCAAATTCGCTCTGATGCCTATTCTGGTGTTGTTGACCGCACTTTTGTGGTCGCAGCAGTGGAAGGCACAAACACTGTCGCTTATGCGTTCAATGGTCGCGTTGGTCAGTTCCAGATTGACTCGGCTCCCGGCGCTGAAGCTAAATGTATGTTCACTGTTCATCCGCGAGGCAACCAGTACGGCTGGTCGAACAACTGATGAAAGTCTCAGACGCAATTGAAGCAATTGTGACCAGCTACGGCGACATTAATCTTGTCGCCCGTGGCATGGTGGTTGACGCTGGTGAGCTTGCAAAAGCCACAGCCAAACCCGACACAGCCGAGGCCGTTGCTTTGGCTTTGCTGAAGAAGTACAACATGACTGCCCCTGTGGTGGTCATTCCAGAAGTCGTACAAGACAAACCAGAGTAACAAGACATGATAGTAAAAGACAGTAACGATCTTCTGAACTTCCTTGTTGCCCAATCCGATTCTTCCAAGAATTGGTTTGGGTGGCAGCAGCAAAAGATGACTGCCATTAGTCTTGCTCACGAAATTGCAGCAAGACACGCTGATAAGATGACAGCGCATGAGATAGTCGATTTTGTTAGCGAGTTGAACAACGAGCTATACCAGAAGATCATCAAACCCCGCACATGAAAATTACAGGACAAGCTATGACAAAACTCACATCTGCCTTTGGCGAAATCTCCAATCTGCGTACCAAAACTTTTGAGCTTGCAGGGCATGAATTTAAGGTTCGTGTGCCTCTGACAAAAGAACTTGATGCTATGCAAGAGCGCATTGAGAAGTTCGACCAAGACGAATACCAAAAACGCTTTGACAGGATGACAGCATCTTTTCGCACTGGCACTTTTGATGGTGTTGTAGTGACGGATGATGATGTGGTTGTTGAAGGTCGCTCTACCAAAGAACTGGTTCAAACCATTTTGCAGATGGAAAACCGAATGGTGGAGTACATCAGGCTGCTGATTCCTGTCAACGGAACGCTTGATGAAATTACTTATGAAGACATTGAAGCTGAGTGGCCTACTGCCGTTCAGTTGGAAATCCTTGCCAAAATTTCTGAGGCGATTCAGCCCGGATACAAGGATTCCCGAAAAAACTAATTTGGGACATTCGCCTTCAAGCCAGAGCGTATATTTACGCTCATGGCGGGTGTCCTGATGATGTTCCAGCGGATGATATGCGGAATGTCGAGATTATGTTGTCGGATGGTATGTTGGGAAACAAAGCCATTTTGCTGGCGTTGAGTTCCTTGACCACAGGCAACTTAAACTCGAAAATACAAAAAAATACAAGACCGTTTACGATGAAAGATGTTCTTCCATCAACGCACGAATACATTGTCCCGCCGCTGACAAAGGAACAACAGCAAGAGCAAGCCAGCAAGCAATTGATGGCATTCTTGGCTACCAGACCGGGTTCGGAGGCTTACCTGAAAGAGTAGCATGGCTTACGTCCCTGAAAGCAAGTCTGTCAAGCTGGAAGGCTTTGCTGAATTTGAGCAGCAGCTAAGGGAAATGGCTGAAGGCTTTCGAGGGGACTTGGTTGCCAGAAATACGCTTGTCCCTGCTGCTAAAACCGCTATGGATTCGGTTTTACAGACAGCTAAAACTCGCGCTCCAGTTGGCGACAAGCCAAGAGATGGCAATAACCCAATTCACATGAAAGACACTATTCGTCTTGATGCTCGTATTCCAAGCGAGAAAGACAAGCGAAGTGATTATGTGAACGAGACTGACGGTGCAATTGCCGTGGTGTCTGTCAAGAAAAGTGCTGTGTCGTTGGCTAACGAGTTTGGCACAGCAAAAAGACCAGCAAAACCATTTCTGCGCCCTGCGTTGCAAGAGAACATCAACAACGTGCTGACTGAACTAAAATCTGCTTTGGGTGTTGGCATAGCTGACTACGCCAAGAAACTGGAACGCCGGAGAAAATAATGGCCTCACAAAACATTGCCCGACTTGGTGTTGTCCTTGGGTTGGACACGGCTGAATTTACTGCGTCTATTGACAAGGCAATTTCTGAAAATGCCAAGCTAAAAAATGCCATTCGGCGCGACACAAATTCTGCTGCGGGTGAGTTAAAAGCATTGACTCATGCAACAGAAGACTACGGCAAGACTCTTACAAAAGTAGAGTTGATGCAACGTGAAGTTACCTCTGGTAAGTTCATGAATGCCACCAAAGACATGAAAGACAGGTTGTTGCAGCAAGCCGCTGCATACGACAAGGTTGCCAACGCTGCTAAAAATGCTGCTGGTGCTACGTTCAAGATGAACGAGCAGCAAAAGATCAACCTTACCTATCAGACAACTGACTTTTTTACGCAGATTGCTTCTGGTCAAAGCCCGTTCATTGCAGCGTTGCAACAGGGTGGTCAGTTAAAAGATACGATGGGTGGCGTGGGCAATATGTTCCGAGCCATCGGCTCTTTGTTTACGCCATTTACCGTTGGCCTTGGCGGTGTGTCAATTGCGCTTGGTTCGCTTGGCTATGCCTTGTATAAAGCCACTGATGATTTGCAAAAGTTTCAAGATGCAATGACCTTAACTGGTGGCTTTGCTGGAGTCACTTACGAAAGTTTATTGAATCTTGGCAATGTACTTTCTAACAAAACAAACGCATCTATTGGTAGCGCACGAGACTTGATGCAGCAGTTGGCTGCAAGTGGCAAATACACATCGACATCTATTGAAGCTGTTGGTGAAGTTATCTTGCGCTTTTCCAAGATTGCTGGAGTTGACGCTGCCAAAGCTGCTGAAACACTTATCCCGTTGCTGGACGGAACTGCAAGTTCTGCCAAACAGCTAAACGACAAATATCACTTTCTTACGCTTGAGCAATACAAAAATATTGAGGCGCTTGAAAAACAAGGCAAGCTGCAAGAATCTGCAAAGATGCAAGCGACTTTGCTCAATGAGAGTTTGCAGTCAACGCAGCGTGAACTTGGCATTTTGGAAAAGGCTTGGCAAGGTGTTGCTAACTTTGCATCGCAAGCATGGGATGCGATGTTGGGTTTGGGTCGTGAGGATGGCGTTGCAAGAGCTAAACAGCTTGAAAAAAATATCAACGACATTACACAGCAGATAGAAGACAGACGAGCCAAGGGCATGAAGACAGGCTCACAAGAAGCCGCATTAAAAGCATTTCAAGTCGAGCTTAACGCCATCATAAGCAAAGAAATGGCGGCGCTTGATGCTGCTGAAGCAAGAGCAAAAGCAGCAGAAGCAAATCAAAAAGGCATTAAAGATTACTCTGGTGCGGGTGGTGCTGCAAAAGAAAAAGAAATCAGATTGGCAACTGCAAAAGCGATTGCAAATAATCAATATCTGATTGATATAGAAAGCGCCAACGAGAGACAAAGAATTGAATTGGAAACAGACAAGGAAATTCGAGAAAAACGCCTTGAGTTTGATAAAAGGTCTGCGGAAGAAAAACGAGCTTTTGGCGGGTTACTTGCTAGACAACTAGATGCTGAAATCTATACGCTTGAGTTGAAGCGTGACGAAAAGCTAAGAGCAATTCGCACAAAAAACATGATGGCTGAGTTTGCTGAAGAAGAACGATTGAGGAACGAAGCCGCTGTTGCTTTTGCAATTGAGGACAATCGCAGGGCTGCTATGCGTACTGCCTCG